GATAACTCAGGAACAGTGCTTGCAACTATTGGCGATTCAGACACAGTAGAAACTGGCTGGAATGGACCATCAGATCCATCATTAACAGAGACAGATATTACTCTACCAACAACATCAGTATCTCTTGGTCAAAGAATGATTGTTGAAATTTATGGAGTTAATGGTGATGCAACTGCACATAATTATAGTTTTATTACAGAAGGAACAACACATTATTCATATGTAGTAACAACTCTTGAAGCACCAGCAGGACCTCAAGGCCCAACAGGCGCAACAGGCGCTACAGGACCTCAAGGAGTTACTGGTGATGTTGGTCCTACAGGCGCAACAGGCGCAACTGGTCCAATAGGTGCTACAGGAGCAACTGGCCCTCAAGGTGTAACTGGTGACATTGGTGTTACTGGTGTAACTGGACCATCAGGCGCTGTTGGTGCAACTGGTCCGCAAGGAGTCACAGGCGATATTGGTCCCACTGGTCCGATTGGAGCAACTGGTCCGATTGGCGCAACTGGACCTGTAGGTGCTACTGGAGACACAGGTTCAACTGGACCTATTGGTGTAACAGGCGCTACTGGCCCAACAGGGGCTACTGGACCTACAGGATCTACTGGTCCTACTGGAGACACTGGTCCTACAGGTATTGGCACAACAGGTGCAACAGGACCTACAGGTGCTACAGGTGCTACAGGCGCCACTGGCGCTACTGGACCTGGTGGCGGAGACTTTTCTTTACTAATGTTAATAGGAGCATAAATGGCTACATCATATAAAGTATTGGGTCAATCCAATCCAGCAGCAACAACAGATACAACTCTATACACAGTTCCAGCAGCAACTGAGGCGGTAGTGTCAACAATAACTGTTGCTAATTTAGGTACAACTGGAACATTTAGAATAGCAATTAGACCAGATGGAGCAGTCATTGCTAATCAACATTATGTTGTTTATGATGCAACCCTAAATGCAAATGACACTATTACATTTACTTTGGGTATTACAATAAATGCTTCAGATGTTATTACTGTTCGTGCATCTAATACATCTTTTGCATTTCAAGCATTCGGAAGTGAAATTGCATAATGACTGTACTTCGTACAAGTAATGCTCCAATAGGACTTGATAGAGGCAAGCCAATTACGACTGAAAATAGTCTTGGTTGGGTAGCACCTTCTGATTGGATTACTTATACGGTCCCAACAGCATCTGAGCAAAAGATAATTGGAACTGTTGCTGTATTTAATCAGGATTCTAATTATTTTGCTGTTAATATGACTACTACAGATGGAAGTCAGTACACAGTTGACTGGGGCGACGGTACATCAGCAAATTTTGCAAGCGGAACAACGGCAGAAAAGAACTATTCTTGGTCATCTATATCATCAGGTACATTAACATCTGAAGGATATCGTCAGGCTATTGTTACTATTACGCCAACAATTTCAGGTAGAACATTTTCAATTGTACAGACAAATCGTAGACATTCTGCACTTACTTCATCAAATCTTTATCCAAGTCCATGGCTAAGTCTTTCTATTGCTGCTCCAAATGCTACAAGTATAACTCTTAGCGGTAATACATCCACTTCAGTCAATCTATCTTACGCTCAACAAGTTCAAATTATTTCATCAAACATTACATCTGCAGCCAGCCTTTTTACTAACTGTTATTATTTACAAGATGTTGTTTTTAATACATCTGCAACTTTAACAAACACATCAAGCATGTTTGCAAATTGTAGAAATTTACAAGTTGCTCCATTTTTTAATACTGCTTCAGTAACAACTATGTCAGGCATGTTTAGCACATGTCGTCTTTTAAAATTTGTACCTCTTTATAATACTGCATCAGTAACAAGTATGTCAGCAATGTTTGATAGTTGTTCTTCTTTAAAAACAGTTCCATTATTTAATACAGCAGCAGTTACAAATATGTCAAGTATGTTTTCTACTTGTGCTTCTTTAGAATCTGTTCCATTATTCAATACAGCATCAGTTACAACGATGGGAAATATGTTTTTTAATAGTAACTCTTTAAAATCTATTCCATTATTTAACACAGCATCAGTTACAAATATGTCAAATATGCTTTACCAAGTAAATAACTTAGAAACTATTCCAGCATTTAATACAGCATCAGTTACAACGATGGATGGTATGTTTAGATTTACAAGCGGTTTAGTATTTTTACCTGGATTAAATACTGCTAATGCTACAACTGTAGCAAACATGTTTACTTCTGGATCAAATGGCACATTGCTAAGAGAAATAACAGAACTTAATCTAAGTGGAGTAACATCATTAGCAAATAATAACTTAGGCTTAGGAAATACTTCTGCTACATCTAATGGTCAACTCACTCGTGCAAAAATTACTGGAAATAAATGGACACAAAGTTTCCAAAACTGTTCAATGGGTGCGACAGAACTTAATGAAATGTATACATCACTTGCCACGCTTAATCCAGCCATTACAAATGTCAGTGGTAATGGAACAACTGTAACAGTTACTGTAGGAACAGCAAATATTTCACCATTTGTTGCTGGTCGTTCAGTAACAATTACAGGAGTTACGCCAGTAGCGTATAATATATCTGGTACTATAGCATCAGTAAATACTGGTGCAGGAACATTTACAATTACAAATGCAGCAACTGGAACCTATGTTTCAGGCGGTACTGCAACAGTTACATCTGATGTAACAATTACAGTGACTGGAAATCCAGGTGTAGCCACAGATAATCCAGCAATAGCAACAGCAAAAGGATGGACGGTAACAGGATGAGTTCAGGATTCTATAAATATGAGAGTGAAATCCTTAGTTATGGACCAAACTTTGTTCTTAATAAAAACTTTGAATTAAGAGCGGAATCTAAAGATGACTATGATTATCCTGTAGATGGATGGCATTGGTTTAATACAATAGATGATGCTTATGCGTTTTTTAATATTCCAATTCCAGAAAATAACCAAGGAGAAAGTGACTATCAATGACAAGTAATAAAGTTGTTATTAATAGAATAACCAATGAGGTTGAAGTTGTTTCTCCTGGCTTTGTAGGTCCTTCTGGTCCTACTGGCGCTACTGGTGCTACTGGGCCTACAGGATCTACAGGGCCTGCTGGATCAACTGGACCTTCTGGAGCAACAGGGCCTGTTGGAGCAACAGGTGCTACAGGTATTCAAGGATTAACTGGTCCTACAGGTGAAACAGGTGCGACTGGTGCGACTGGTGCTACTGGAGTTACAGGTGCGACAGGACCTGGCGGTAGTGATTTAATTGCTGGTCCAATCCTATCTACATCAGGAACATCACAAATTAATCCTGCAAATAAAACAGGAACTGGAGATATATTTGTACTAAATAATGGAGATCCAGTATTAACAAGCGGTATTGTTGTTGATCAGACAACTCCAGGTACTGGTCTTGTTATTAGTAAAGGAAATGATAATACTTTATTTCAAAATATTGCTATAGGAAGCACTGAAACTCTTGCAAATACTACAACAGGAAATCAAAATACTGCAATTGGTGGTCGTGCTCTAAAGTTTACAACAACAGGATCTAATAACTTTGGATTAGGTGCTGAGGCTGGTAGAGAAAATACTACTGGTCAAGAAAATATGTACGCTGGTACATTCGCTGGTAGTTCTAATCAAACTGGTTCATTCAATACAGTAGTAGGTGTTGGAGCCATGTCAGGCTTCCCATCTGGCGGTACAAATATAGATAGAGCCATAGCAATAGGTACTCAAGCACTTAATCAAAATACTCAAGATGATATTGTTGGCATTGGTTATAGAACATTACAGGCAAACACTGGTACAGGAAATCTTGCAATAGGTAATTTTGCATTAGAATTAAATACAAGTGGTATAAATAATACCGCAATTGGTTATTTTGCATCAAATGCAAATACAACTGGAGAAGAAAATCTCGCTATTGGTGGATATGCTTTACAAGTAAATACTGGAAGTTACAATACTGCAATTGGTTATGGTGCTCTTAGTTTAAATACTACTGGTCAGCAAAATGTTGCTATTGGTACCCAAGCATTAAGACAAAACACTATAGGTCTTAATAATGTCGCTATTGGTAGAAGTGCATTAGAATCTAATATTGATGGAGATAACAATGTCGCTATTGGTGCTGGAGCATTAGATGCAAACATTTCTGGTGATGGAAATACTGCAATTGGCGGTGGAACATTAAATCAAAATACAACAGGTAATAGCAATTTTGCATTAGGAAATAATGCTTTATATTACAATACTACTGGTAATCAAAATATTGCAATTGGTCAAAATGCATCAGTTAATAATACAACATCAAGCAATATTGTTGCAATTGGAAATGCTGCACTTTCAAATAATACAAGTGGTATAAATCTTGCAATTGGTAATAATTCGCTTGCACAAAATATAACAGGCTTTAGAAATGTTGCTATTGGCTTTAGGGCAATGGAGTTCAATCAGTCTGGTAGTCAAAATGTAGCAATTGGTCATGATTCTTTACAACTTGCAACAGGTAGTTACAATGTTGCCGTTGGTGATAATACATTAAATCAAACTACTACAGGTCAATTTAATATTGCTATAGGAAATGCAGCATTAGAAGATAACACTACTGGTAGCGCAAATCTTGGTGTTGGTATTTCCGCATTAGCAAACAATATAAATGGTGGATCTAATACAGCAGTTGGTAATAATGCTCTTGAAACGATGACTGGTGGAAACAATAATACCGCTATTGGACCAGCAGCGATGAGATATGCTACAGGTGGTAGCGGCAACTTTGCTCTTGGTGCAAGTGCTTTAAATGCTAATGCTGGCGGTAATAATAATGTTGGTATTGGAAATGCTTCTCTACTATTTAATACAACTGGTAGTTCTAATGTTGGAATTGGAAATAATACTTTAAGATCTAATACTACTGGCAATGTAAATATCGCTATTGGAGATGAAGCACTTCAAAATGCAACAACTTCAAATAACCAAATTGCTATTGGCTATAGAGCATTAAGAAATTCAGTTGGACTTGAAAATACCGCTCTTGGAACACAATCATTAGCAAATGCAACAAGCGGTAGTCAAAATATTTCTGTAGGTAACTACACATTAGAGTACAATACTTCTGGTAATGCTAATAACTCTATGGGTTTCCTTGCATTGCGTGAAAATGTAAGCGGTAGTGGTAATACTGCTAATGGTAATACCTCTCTTGTTTATAATTATACTGGTGCTGGAAATACTGCTATGGGTGGTGTTTCATTAGCAGGAAATATATCTGGACAAGGACAGGTCGCAATTGGTCAGGGTGCACTTCAATTTAATACAGATTCAATTGCTACAATTGGTGCAATTACTGGCGGTAGCGGATATACTGATGGATCTTATACAAATGTTGTTTTAGTACCAACTAATCATAATTTTTATAATATTGGTGGTATTACAGCAAATATTGATGTTGTTGGCGGTACAGTAGTATCATTGGCAATTGTTTCAGGTCTTGCAGTTAGAAGCAATACAATTCTTGGAATATATGCTCCATCAGCACCTGCTGGTCTATTGACTGGTTCAGGGTTTAGTGTTCCAGTTACTTCTACAAATGTATCACAGTACAATACTGCTGTAGGTAGATTTGCTGGTAGATTAAATTATACTGGTTCTGCGAATACATTTCTTGGATATCAAGCAGGACAAAGTTCAAATGGGTCAAGCAATGTATTTATTGGATATCAAGCGGGTCTAAATCAGACAGGATCAAATAAATTAATTATTTCAAATACCAGCACAGCAACACCATTAGTTGTTGGTAATTTTGATCCTGCTGGTGGCGCTAACGGAACATTTGCAATTAATGGAGCACTTTTAATAAATGAATATACTCCTCCAACAGCAGCATCTTCAGGAGTTAAGGGTCAGATTCAGTATGATAATGACTACATATATATCTGTGTTGCAACAAACACTTGGAAGATAGTAGGAATATCCACATGGTAAGGAGAATAGGTTAATGAGTCTATCTAAGAGATTAAAGGCATCTGGTGAACAAAGAGTTGGTAATAACCAATACATTGAACCGCTTATTCCACCACGCCCACTTTATGGCGTTGCCAATGCAGGCGTTTATGTAGACCAAGAATCTGCTATTCGTGTATCTACTGTTTATTCATGTGTAAGACTACTTGGAGACACCGTTTCCTCTTTACCCATGGGTGCTTATGTACGCAGAGGCCGTAATCGTATTTCTTATTCTGCTGTTTATGGAAGCACTCCTGAATGGGTAAATAAGCCAAATCCAGAAGCAACAAGATTAGAATTTATTGAGCAAATAATCACATCTCTACATCTACATGGAAATGCATATATTTTAACTGTTAGAGACGACATGGGCGAGGTAGTAGAATTATATGTCCTCAATCCTAATGATGTTAAGATAGAAAGACCATTCCCAGGAGAACCATTAGTATACAAACTAAGAGATGAATTAAATAACTTTACTCGTGTTTTGACCAAGAATGAAATTGTTCATATTCCTATGATGAAGTTCCCAGGATCTCATTATGGTCTTAGCCCTATTGGTGCCTGCCGTATGTCTGTAGGTATTGCTATGGCTTCTGATACATATGCATCTTCATATTTTGGAAATGCTTCAAATCCTGGTGGAGTTATTGAAGTACCAGGCGAATTGACACAAGATCAAGCAAACGATATTGCTACAGGATGGAAGCAAAATCATGGTGGTCCATATATGTCAGGATCAGTTGGTATTCTTTCTGGTGGTGCTGCATTTAAGCCTTTGTCACTAAATGCTCAAGACGCTCAATTAATAGAAGCCAGAAAATTCAATGTAGAAGATATCGCCAGAATTTTCAGAGTCCCATTAAGTTTGTTAGGTCATCCAGCATCAGGTGCTATGTCCTATGCCTCTGTTGAAGCACAGAACCTTTCATTTGTTCAGCATTCACTTCGTCCTCTATTGGAAAGAATTGAGCAGGCTCTAAGCCCTCTTCTTCCAGAAGCAGACGGATTTATTAAATTTAATTTAGATGCATTATTGCGTGGTACCACATTAGAGCGCTTTGATGCATACACAAAGGGACTAAGAGAAGGCTTCTTATCTCTAAATGATGTTCGTTCATTTGAAGACCTCTCACCACTTGGTGAATCTGGAGATCAGTACAGACTTCCTCTACAAAATATTGATGCATCTCAAGCACCACTTGTAGGAGATAAACTCAAGGCTGAAATCGTCGCTGCTCTTGTTCAGGTTGGTTACAACCCAGAAGATGTAGCCAAGATGATGGATATGGAACTTGGACACACAGGATTACCTTCTGCACAGTTGCAGCAGGTAGCATTAATTGATCCTACAGATCCAGAAGCGGTATATGGAGATGAG